TAAAGCATCTGCACCATAACCTGCACCAGCCATTCCAATTCCTACAACAGGATTTGCATATCCTGCCGCAAGCGTTGCACCAGTAGCCAACTTAGACCTAAATGGGCTAAAAGAACCAACAACAGAAAGAATTGGATCAAGACTTCCACCTTTGGCAACAGACTTAATCACATTTTGCTCAGACTCAGAAAATAACTTCATGCGGTCTTTATTAGCGGCAATATTGATAAATCCTCTGCGAATTAACTCACTTTCAGATGCTTTTGGGTCTAATGCTTTTGCCTGTGCGGTATCAAGAGCATCCTGAAGAATCTCAGCACGACTCTGATTACGCCAGTTTTGTCTAGCAGACATAACGCTAGATACAGCCTTATCTAAGCCATCTTTACCAGCAATGACATCTTTGCCGTTTAAAGAATTGATGTAATCATCAATCTTGTTAACAGCAATAGAGCCAAAACGCTTGATTTCAGGGTTTGGATTGGCTTTAAGGTCATTCATCATGCTACGCATCTTCTCAATATTTCCAAAAGGAACACGCTCAGTACCAATCATGTTCTCAATGGTGTCAAGGCGTGTATTTAGGGCTTTTGCTTCATCGCTACCCTGAATAAGTCGAGCATCTGTTAAAGCACTTCTAACCTTATCAACCATACCTAAAGCACTCTGTGGCTTAACGGCAACACCTTGTTGATCCATAGCGTTATAGGCACGAGTAGCGTTTTGACGCACCTCTTGCATTGTGTACAAAGTAGGTGTTTTCTCGCTTGTTGCTGTGGTCACCATTCCGCCAACCTTTTGACCAACTTTTGCGCCAACGCCCATTGCGGCAATCGTAGCCGCTATATCACTTCCTTGTTCTCCAAAAACGCCTGAAGTTGCTTCTTTTGTTGCTTCAGCCGCAGGTTGAGCCGCAAGACCAGCCGCACCAGAAGCGGTAATCTGTGTACCAATATTTTCTGCTAACGCTGGAACTTTAGAGGCTATTTTTGCCAATGCACCCGTACCACCCATTGCTTGAGTACCAGTTTGAACTGCTCTTTCAAGCATACCTTGAGGTTCTGGCAAACCAGCCTTAGTTAACATTTGTCCTTGGGCTTGAGCAACAGAAGGCAATCTACTTTCAGAACCAACTATATTTGCACCAAGGTTATATGCACTACGCAAACCTTCTAAAACAGTAGTTGCTGGCGCAGTTAAACCCTCATAAGCCGCACGACCAAACAAACCTACTTGCCTAGACAATTGGTCTGCCATAGAAGGTTGTTGTGCAGAAGGTGCTTGTTCAGTTGGTTGAGTTTTAAACCCAAAATCTTCAGGCGTAGCAAGTCCATTCCTAATGGCTTGAGCCATGATTTGACCTTTTGTCATGCCTTCAGGAATATCCTGAATTACAGTTCCATTTGGTAATTCGATGTCCATCGCAATTCCTTATTTAAGATCAGACCACTTAATTGCTTTTTGAGTTGCCTCTGGCTGTAACTGTGGGTTTTTACCAGAAAACTTACTTTTTTGTGGGGCAATATCAGTTGGAGCAATGCCAGGTAATTCAGGCTTTTGAGTTGGTGTCATTCCTGCGCGTGACTCTGCCCTTACAGTTTTACCTTCAAGTTGTTTCAATAGTCTTGCATAGGTTTTATCAACTTTATCAAGATCATCTGCAAATGTCTTAGATTGTGGGTCAAGTTTGGCAATAGTACTTTGCAAAGCGTCAAACTCATTACGAGTAACTTGTCCCAAACCAGACGCACCAGTTTTACTAGCCTCTTTCAAAGCAGTAAGTTGTGACAATGATAGGTTTGCTTTTATGCTCTCTAGATTATTTTGCAGGGTTTTTGCATCTGTTAATGGCAAAGAAGATAAGAAACTGCCATATCCTGTTGTATAACCACTAATTAACTTTTTAGTTTCACCAATAACATCTCTAACGTCTTTGGTTCGGCTAGTCAATTCGTTTAACGCGTCTGCTTGAGAAACCAAGCCTTCTTGAGACTGAGGAGTTTGAATGGTTGTAACACCACCCGCAGTCCCAGTTGTCTGAGGAATTTTTAAATATTTAGCAACATTAGGTGCGGCTAAACCAATGTTCAATGGATCAATTGTTGTCAGTTCTCCAGTATTTGCATCACGAAATACCTTTGGCTTTAGTTCTTGTGCAACTTGGTAACGCAATGCACTTTCCTGTGGCGCAGTTAAAGGTCTACCTTCTTTCAAAGCAACATCTGCTTCTGAAATTAACTTACGATTACGCTCAGAGGATGTAGTTGCCATCTGATATTCGTTGGCTTTCTTAGCCTGTGCTTCACGCAAACCAATAGTTGCTTGTGACTCAGCCCGTTTTTGAGCCAATTCTGCCAAACCATAAGCACCTTGCATATCTCCAATTTGAGCAAGTCTGCTTGATGCACCCTGTATTGCCTCTGGATCATTTAAATCAAGTCCTTGCATTACTGCATTTCTTGCGCTTATTAAGCGTAATTGTGGGTCTTGACCACCCAATGCACCACCAATAGCACCCGCTAAACGATTAGAACCATAGCCAATACCTGTTTTAGCAAGAGCAAAAGGATCAAGTTGTGCTAACTGAGATGCTTGGGATAAAGCCTGTTTATTTTGTTCTGCTTGATACATCTCAGGAGTTGTACCAAACAAACCACCTACTATTGAATCTGCCATTTGGTTACTCCTTAAAATATACCCATGCTTTGATAATTGGAAAATTCGCTAGGAGTTATTCCGCCAGTAAATGTAGATTGTGGAACTACATTATTCATAAGATTTGCATTGTTCCACCAATTACTAATTCCTTGACCTAATTGTTGATTAGTACCTGCGTTTATCAAACCAGTTGCTAACGGGTTATATGCCGCCGCTTTATAAGCAAATGGTGCGGCATTTTCTGCACCAGCCATAGTAAATTGACCTGACTTAGCACCATAAGCCGCCGCTTGACCACCTAAACCAGCACCCAATGTCAATGGATTTTGACCTAATTGCTCAATGCCACTTTGTACACCCAAAGTAGTTTGGAATGGAGACAATGCGCCAACTTGACCTTGCTGATATTGACCAAGCAATCCTGCGCCTTGACCAAACAATCCTGCACCAAAAGCAGTTTGTTGTTGACCAGCCTGTTGAGCATTTGCCGCTAATTGGAGGTCTTGCATAGCCCTAGCATTAGCCAAAGCCGCCGCTTCTGGGTTAGCCGCCATCAAATTACCACCTTGAGCCACAGATAAACCCGTACGACCTGTGTTTTGCAGTTGGTTCATCAACTGAGCAGATTGTTGTTCACGGCTAGGAGCAAGCAAAGCAAGTTGATTAGTCATGTATTGTTGAGCCGCTTCTTGAGGAGATTGGGCTAAATACTGTTGACCAAGGTTAAATAGACTACCTGCCGCGCCTGTTAATGGAGCATATTGCTGTTGTGCTTGCTGTGCTTGACCTAATTGCTGACCCATCAAACCAGATAACTGATTTTGATAGGCTTGATACTCAGGAGATACGTTATATCCTGCGCCAATCAGATTGCCGTTAGCATCCGTTTGGAAGTTGCTTGATCCATAACGTGTGGTTATGCCAACAGGACGGAACTTAGCCGCATCTGCCGCTATCTGAGCCGCACGAACCTGTGCTTCAGCAGAAGACCTTGCCGCATCTGCCGCAGACTGACCACCTAATAATCCACCCCCCAATGATAATGCGCCGCCAATCCATGACATATTATTCCCCTTTTATCAAAACTTCATCTACTTTAGACGGGTCTTTCTCGTCCGTAGCATGAACACAATACCAAACTGTATCTGTAATAGCCTTAACTCCATGATGCTCACCTGCTTTAATGTCTATACAAGCAGGGGCTTCCACAATCTGAATATCACCATCTTTTACAACCACAACCTTACCTTTTGCAAGAATCCCAAAATGGGAATAATTGTGTTTATGTTGTATAAGCATCTGACCCGCACTAATGTGCGTTTCCTTTGAATACAAACCATCTGAAAAATGGTGAACTATCATCAATACTTGCCTTCCGCAAACACATTAACAAATACAGTTCCATCTTCCAATGCTTCAATCTCATGCCATTCAGCCGCCTTGAGGTTTATCGGTTGCGTATACTTGTCAATCACTTTCTCAATTCTTTCTTTACGAATAACACAACTTCCAGCATGGCACATAGTTAGATGTGCATAAGAATGTTCATGTTTAGGTAAACCCTCGCCTTTATTAGCATGATATGTATTTAATTGTGCGCCATCATAAGTAACACAATGAACTAAAGACGCATCTTTCATAATGTTTGAATCCCCATTGCATCAGGTTGTGGTTCTATTGCTATCGGGGCTACTGGATGTACATAAGATGCAATATCACCAAACTCACCTAATACTGCTCGTTCATATATATCTTTTCCGTGTGCTTCTGGATCAGTTGGCATAGCAGTAAAGGGCAACCATATATCTCCATATTCTTCAAATTGAACCTCCAAACTTATTGAAGTTTCATTATGATTTTGATATTGAGGATTTCTTGCGGATTTTAAAGTTAACATTTTTATCCTTTAAGAAATACGAACAAATAAACCAGCCGCATAAAGATTGCAACCTACTTTAAATAGCAAATTTATTGTACTAACGCATAACCATGTACCAGATAAACTCAAAGCAGAATCTGCCCCACTAGTTGATTGTTTACACGCATACATACTGCTATAACTAGAACCTATGGTTGCTACGCCACTTCCAAATACTCCGTATGATGTTGACCCACCTATAACATAAGAGCCGATTGAACCTTGAGATGGCGCACCAAGACTAAACGTAACTGCGCCTGTTGAAGCGGATACTGAAATTCCATTTCCAGCAACAGAAGATGTAACACCAGATGGAGGAGAAGATACCCAAGTAGTTCCATTAGAAGTAAGTAAATTACCATTTGTACCAGAAGATGTTATTCCTGTACCGCCCTGTGAAGCAGTTAAAGCCGTTGTCAGACCAGTAATTGAGGTAATGTCAGAGTTAGCACCAGAAGCCGCCGCACCTAAATTTGTCCTTGCACCAGAAGCAGTTGATGCACCAGTACCACCATCAGCAACAGCCAAATCTGTAATACCAGTAATAGAACCCCCAGTTATAGCGGCATTTGCATTATCTGTCTTGGTAGCAATAGCCGTTTGAATGTTGTTGAACTCAGTATCAATCTCAGTTCCCTTAACAATCTTTAAAGGATTTCCAGTAGAAAGACTATCTTTACTAGTGAAATTGGTTGCTTTGGTGTAATCAGACACGATAAATCCCCTTATGTAATCTTGCCATTTTTGGCATGAATCTCAATCTTTTGAATACTCAACGCTAGGCTGTTAATATCCATCTCATACCCAGTTTGAATTACCTTTCCCGAGCCAGTCGGATAGACACTTAATGTCTGCAAAGCAACACCACCTGAATATTCAGCCCCGTAATTGTATTCAGCAACTCCATAATATGAAACCCCTTGTGCAGGTATTTGCACTGATTGCGAGTAATAGTTACCCGTAAAGTCATATCCCCACTTAAAAGTAACATATTGATTACTGCCACCAATCACAACTACCTTGAGTTTCTTCAAAATAGACGAAACAGATGGAGTTCCAAGGTCTGTATGGTTCGTAAAATACTGAAAGCGGTAAGTTGATGCGTTATCAAGATAGCCAGAATAGGTAGCAAGATAGCCACCTTTTCCGAGGTACAAAGTACCATCTTGCTTGGTCAACAAGGCTTTAGGCTCGATTGAGTCCCAAGTTGTCACCCTAGCCGCACCATCTTGCAAAGTACCCTTCATATCAAAGCAGTAAACTGACTTCAATACGGGCAAAGTCAATAAGTAAATGGCTTCTTTACTGTTGTATACAGACTTAATAGTAGACAAGGTTTCGCCTTCCACAGCAGAAATCAAGTCATTACGGACATTCTTAGACAAGTCACGCAATGGCATGGACTTCTCTTGGATAGTCCTCAATGCACTACGCACACCCGTGGATGACAAGAAAACCAAGTCACTACCTGTATAAGCCAAGGAATCCCTAGCCACACAGCCAATTCCTGTGATGACATCCTGTAAAGACATGGTTGACGGAGTTGTTGCGCCTTGGTAGACCAAAATATTGTTCTTACCAAAGATAAACAAAAAGCCGTTATGCGCTCCCAAAGCGACAATTACATCTCCACCTCTAGGCCAAACAGTCGTGGTATCTAGCGTTCCTGCCGTACCCGTATTCCATTTGTTTGCCAACTTTGTGTCGCACCATTGAACAGTCAGTTTGTCAGTAGATGTATCGGCTGTCCAAAGCCTTCCATAGGCACTTAAAGCCGTGTTAGCCAACTGAGCAGTACCTGCATAGCCTGTTAACTCACTAATTCGTCTATAAGTGGTTGTAGAAAGACTAGGGTCAAAGACTAGAGGATCATGTCCTGTCTGGAACAGATAGAGTGCGCCAGCCAAGGAAACCATCTGCCAATTGTTTGCAGTAATAGTCGGGGCTGTACCCCCTCCCCCATAGGTCAAAGTAACTATGGTTGTAGTGCTTAACTTAAAGAGTTTGTTATTTCCCGCCATGATGGTGTAGGAAGTGGCATCAGCAGTCACCACCTCACCAATAGAGGTAATATCATTGGTAGACAAGTCTGCATTTGTAGCAGAATTAACCTTTGTCCAACCTTTTCTAGCACCAACACGACCATATTGGTCAATCACACAATTGTTGGCTACCAATGCAAAGCCTTGAGCCAAATCCAAAGACGAGTCTTGGGTGTTCAACCCATAGAAGCCTGGGGCTGTTATCGAGAAGGCTTGTATCGGTTGAGCCATTAAACAGCCTCAAATTGATCGTTTTCAGGCGATCTAGCCAACTCTAATGAGATTAAGTCAGACAAGCATGACTTGTATAGCGCATAGGCTTCTGAACTGCTCAGACCACCATCCTCGCCACGCTCAACCAATGCACGAGCAAATGCACCCAAAACAATGGGTTCTTTTGCCAACAAAGTGGTAGATGCGTCTGTCGTAAAGTCTGCTTCAGGAACTATTAGGCTAAAACGGATGCTATACACAGCATCAGGAACAGGCCAAAAGTTGACTTTAATATCGCCACTTGTATCTACACCCTTAATAGAGTAATACATTGGCAAACCCTTTGTAGGGGTAGGAGTTGTGTAGTAGAACGAGTCGTAATTAGCATGAGACAAAGGTGACAACTCATAAAAACTAGTGGTGTTAATCACATCCATAGTTTTATAACGAACTCCAGCACCCGTAATGCTATATGGGCCAGTTGTATTAGCAATCGTACTTACAGTAATTGGGGTATTGAAAGCATCCCAATCGTAAGCATCAGAGACTTGACGTTTGGCATCATTGACATACTTGCCAACCAAGGCAGAAACTGTATTTTGAGAAACAGTTGTAACTGTCGGTTCACGCATACGAACCAAAACATCGTTAACTAAGTCTAAATAGGTAGGTAATGCCATTACTTCTTCCCTTTATTTCTCGCAGAAATCGCTTTTGCTTTTGCCTTTGCGTCAGCCTTGGAGGAAGCCCCCCATGCCTTTAGAGAAAGAAGCAGTCTTGTCGGTTCACCATTCTTGTACTCAGGGCCAGAATTACCAGCCATTCGAGCCAAGAAACTTGCTCTACGGGGATTATCCCCTGATTTAACTGGTGCTTTTAAGTCTCCACCAGTTGTCGCATTATATGATGCTCTGCCCTTGGCGTTCAACCCTCCTTTAGGGTTTTTACCTTCGGAGCGTTGCCAAGCGGGAGTTTTCATCACTTCACCTTTTTAGGTTTCTTTGCAGTTTTAGCAGATTGAATAAAGTCTTGCTTAGTTGGCGCACCTTTGCTACCAACCTTACGCATCTTTTCACCAGAGCCAGCCTTAATCCTTGCCTGTTTAGCATGAATATTGGCATATAAACCCTGTTTAGTAGCCATAGCCACCACTCATTTTCTTCTTCTTTGGTTTGCTCATGCCAGCCTCAGATAAGGCAATAGCAACGGCTTGTTTTTGTGACTTGACCACAGGGCCTTTCTTAGAGCCTGAGTGCAATTTACCAGCACCATACTCTTTCATCACTTTAGACACTTTTTTAGCGGCAGGGGACTTCATCTTCATGCTAATTCCTTAGTTAAGTTCTGTTACAGAAACAGTTGAAGTGGTAATAGCCGCATCTTTGATAAATGCGATCTTTTGACCAGGCGTGACTTTGACGATTTCCACACAATTTTGTGGAATCATCGCTGAAGTTGTAGTGCTTGCTGTTGGGCTAGTAGCAATTGCATAGTGGCAATGACCTTGAGAACAGGCAATACGAATCATTGTTGTATTTGCACCAAAAGCGGTCATCTGAACGCTACTTGTAGTGACTGTTGCTACTTGTGTAGTTCCCATTGAAGGAACGCCAAAAGCAACTTGGTTTGGGTCTAATTGAAAGGTACTCATGGTTTTTCCTTACTGAAGGGTAAGTTGATAAAGGGTGTTTTG